GCGAGACCTACAAGACTGAAGAGTTGAATTGGCCAACAGTGATTCCGGCAGTAGTACAGTCGACACTAGGAGTGGTGACGAAAGTCTGGCCTGGACGGAAGGAAAGTTGGGCGGTGTAGATGGAGAGTGAGGCAGCTCCTGTGGTTGAAGCGTACTGGGGGGTGTCGATAGTACAAGTTGAACCTGTAGTAACGAGAGTGAATGGGCCGTTTCCGCGACCAACCCACGTCACCAGGCAATCGTAAGGAGCGATTGCGGTGATGACAGCAGGGGTGGCGGAAAGACAAGTCCCAGAGGCTGTAAGGGGAGCGTCTGAGCCATTGGCGGTTGCTGCGGCGGTGGTAGAGAACGTCCACCGACCGGACAACGCGTTTCCAACGGCAGGGTTGGTGAGCTGTGGGGTCATCAGTTTGATTTTGTAGTGAACATACAATTCACCGATGACGGAGTTGTCTGCTTGGAGACCAGTTGCGAGAAAGAAGTTACCCACGTCGTAGAGTTTGATGTCTTGATTGGCGCTGAGGGCGCCAGAGCGGACGTAGTAACTTTTCCGTTTGTTGAGATCTTCGGGAAGAGATTTCTGGGTGAAATTGTTCCACGGGGCAGATCGTTGGTAACCACGATAGTTAGCGAGTTGTTCTTTGTAGAGAGGTGGGGGATCCGAAGCGTCGTAATCCACTGCTCCCATGACACTACCAACTGCGTTGGTAGAGGTTTCAGTGCGGTACTCGTAACGTAGAGCCTTGATTTGATAAGACTCGTACATGGATGCCATCCGACTCAACCAGGGAAAGCTTGAAGCTAATCCAGGGTTGACGGGGATCGCGTTCACCTGGAACGCGGTGCTGCCTCTAATGTCGGCGAGGAACTCGGTGTGTTCGACCTCAACATCACCATTCGAAAAGGAACGGTTGATTTTGGGGGCAGGCGTTCGTGACACCTGCGTTCGGGCAACTGGAGCAGTGATAACACGGCTCACGGTTTGTTGTTGGGGGCTTTTCTTCAGACGTAGCTTCATATTTCTGCTGCGTTTGCGATTTCTTGGTTTTACTGGGTGGACTGAGTTTTGTCGTAACACGTTCATTATTACAATGCATAAATTGTCAGTCACCGTTGTCAGGACAGTTGCGGTTCTGCCCCCCGTCTCGTACCTACCACTATTAATGAGACGGGCCCTATGAGTGTCGACTAAGCATAGTCGACCCTCCAAAGAGCCACGAAAACCGGGTGGCTCAAGAAGGTAAGAGGTTCGCTACTTAGGATCATAGCGATGGCCTCTTGGAAAGCGTTTCGATCTATACCGTATCTTTCGTGCAACATTGAGTAAGCGTCGTCACTCATTACTGCCTTACGGTAGGCACCTGACCCCTTAATGGCAAAAGGATTTGAAGGGTCATAGTATTGTTGCTTGCGCTCGTTTAGGGTGTCCCCAGTCTTATACCGGGCGATAAACGCGTCGACTAAAGGTACAGGCATAAATGTGGTGAATGAACACGCCACATCATGCAAGTACTTTGCGCCAGCAACCTTGCGGTCAGTGTCCCCGTATAGAGACAATGGATTAGGGATGCACTTGCCCATTTTGAGAAAACGTGAGGGCAGAGGGGCCCAGACGTTTCCATCTGCAAGTGTTGGATACCATATGCCTTTCAAGAAGGTCATTCCGAAGGGGGTATTATTGAATTGTTTGAGCTTCATGGCGAAGCCCAATTCCCTAAACCGTCTCTCTACATCGGGGAGAGTAAAGTCCTCATGCAACAAAGGGAGCATGACCCACAACCAGGCTTGAGCCATAATCAAGCCGTTTCCGGTACTGGTGTTGGTCCCGCCAGAAGGGCGGGAAGGACATCGAAACCGTTCAATGTACATTTGGTCCAGATCTGGGTGTTCTTGATCCGGCCGTACGGCAAGTAAGGCGTGCGTCTCTAAGAAGATCGCATCCGCCACCTCAGCTGGTACACCGAGGAGTTTGTTTATCTTGCATTCGTGCTGCAAGGGTCCAGCGTTTTGAGTGATATCGAACATACTGGCATCACCTTCTAAACATATGTAAGCATCAGGGGTATAAACAATGACTGCTGAGTCATCACCACTAACCATGATGCTGATACCGTATTTGCCACTAGGGACCATGTTGCGTTCCGTGACATTCTGCATCCAGG